ATGATCGGCAGAGAGAGCCCGTCAGATAACTTTTATGCAGATGGTGAAGGCCTGACAGTAAAGGTATCAAAATCAGGTCTGATGACCTGGTTTTTCACGTATCGCATAGGTGGCCGCGAGACAACACCGCAGCGTCTGAAGTTGGGCAATTACCCTTCATTATCCTTGAAAGCAGCCAGGGAGATGCGCGAGCAGTGCCGCAGATGGCTCGCTGAAGGTCAGAACCCTAAGCACCAGTTAGGCATCAGTAAGCAGGAATCACTCAAGCCGGTCACAGTCAAAGAGGCGCTTGAATACTGGATAGCGGAATACGCAGCTCACAGGCGATCCAACGTTGCTAAACATAAAGAGCAACTCAGGCGACATATCTACCCATATATTGGGGAGTACCCGCTCTCCATGTGTGAAACCCGGCACTGGCTGGAATGCTTCAGCCGCGTTCGTGCTAACGCTCCAGTAGCAGCCGGTTACCTTCTGCAGATGTGCAAACAAGCTTTGAAGTTCTGCAGGGTGCACCGCTATGCAGAAAGCAACGCTCTTAACGATCTGACGATTGATGATGTTGGCCGTAAACAAGACAAGCGCGACAGAGAGCACAGCGCGCAGGAGCTGGCTGATGTATGGCGTGAGACATTTGGCCTTAAATTCCAGCCGTATTACTCCGCACTGTTGCGCCTGCTGATCGTGTTTGGATGCAGGACGCAGGAATTAAGGCTATCCACCATCGGTGAATGGGATTTGAAAGATTGGGTCTGGACGGTGCCACGTGAGCACAGTAAAGGCGGCGAGCGTATTGTCAGGCCAATCCCGGTAGATATTCGGGATTTCGTGGCGCAGTTGCTTCAAGAAAACAAGCCATCCGGGCTGTTGCTCGGTGAAATGAAAAAGCCTGAAGCCGTCAGTCAGTGGGGCAGGATGCTTTATAAAAGGCTCGGGCATGAGAATGCCTGGACGCTTCATGATATTCGCCGTACGTTTGCCACCACGTTAAACAATATGGGCATCGCGCCGCACGTTGTGGAGCAGTTGTTGGGGCATACGCTGGGCGGCGTCATGGCGGTATACAACCGCAGTCAGTACCTACCTGAGAAACTAGACGCACTGAATAAATGGATGGATAGGCTAATATTAATTTCAGCAAGTCACGATAATATTGTTTTAATGAAGGTAATTAAATGAACCTGCCTGCCAGAAAATACTATCCAATTACTGAAGCAGCAAAAAGAATGCAATGCCAAGAAAGTGACGTATTGCACTTAATTGCAATAGGTGAACTAGATGCCTATGTTTTTATGAACAATTTCAAGTTGGATGACGGCAAGCTTATGCACCTTAACATGACTGAAGAACTTGTGAGGCGTATAGATTGTTTTTCCTCGATTACTGGAGAACAATGGTCCGTTTATGATATTAAAAAAATTAACAATTACGATGCAATAATATCATCTGGTTACTATGCTGGAACTATAGATGGGTTATTCTATGTAGATGGTTTGTATCTTTCCCCATTAGAATTTGGTGATGACGAAATATTTGTTCAGCAATTATCATCAGAAAGAGATTTAGGGGGCGGTGACTATCCTTTGGATATTAATTTTCTGCGTGGTGAAGTTACTATAGAAAAGCGGAAAATATGTATATTAGAAAAAGATATTTCTTCAATGTCTCGCAGGGAGGCGACTGAGTCAAATAAAACCATTGCTAAAAAGGCTGAAATTATACCTCAGTTAATTAAGTTAATACCTGAGTTTAATGATGTTGATGTTGATGAAACGCCAGCTGAAAAGGTTGTGGCTCTTGTTGAAAGCATTGCGGCTTCGCGAGGGGTTGAAATGCCCCAGATGCATATCCAAACGTGGAGGAGATACTTGGGAAGAAAGTGATATCACCTTCTGTGTATGTGATATCACCTTACTCAAAAGCAAAACGTCATTAAATCCACCTGAACACATTTGAACAGGTGGATTTAAATATGAACAAAGCTCAAATTAATCAGTTTAATGACCGCATAGTTCGTGAAGATGAGTGCAAACATCTGACAGGATTATCCAGAACAACGCGCTTCATGCTCGAAAAAGAAGGGAAATTTCCTTCTCGCCGCAAGATTGGTGGCAACCGCGTTGGCTGGCTACTTTCAGAAATCAGCGAGTGGCAGCAGAACAGCCCGAAAGTTTCTTCTTCTAACGCGGCGTGAGGTGACCATGAATTTAACCATTCAGGGCACCGGCCCTTTAAAAATGACCAGTCGTGAGATTGCCAACCTCATTGGCAAGCGCCACCCGGATGTTAAACGCGACATTGAGGTCATGCTTTCTCAGCTTCAGGAAGATACGAGCAAATTTGCTCACATCTATTTTGACAGCATGAACCGCCAACAGAATGAATATCACCTGGACCGTGAACACACGGAATGCTTGATCACTGGTTATAGCGCATCGCTCCGCATGAAAGTGATTAAGCGCATACGTGAGTTAGAGAGCGCAGGACAGTCATTGCCATCTTTGCCAGAGGCGCTGCGCTTAGCTGCTGACCTGGCTGAGCAGACCATACACCAACAAGCCCAGATTGAAGCCGCATCGCCCAAGGTAGAGTTCGCCGATCGCATTGCTGAAATCACCAAAGGCATATCAATTCCCAACTTCGCCAAAACGGTTGGCCTTGGTCCGCTGAAGCTATTCGAATGGATGCGGGATAACGGCATTCTCATCGCTGGTGGACAGCGACACAACCTGCCTCTACAGAGATACATCGACCGGGGTTACTTTGCCGTTCGCCATAGCCACTACGAAGCCAACGGAGAGCGACGGGCGTCATTCTCCACTTCATTAAGCGGCAAGGGTGAAATTTGGTTGGTTCAGAAGCTGGTAGAGGCTGGGATGCTGAAGGGAGGTGATGCAAATGCTGAATAAAACAAAAGCGGCTTTGCAGAGCCGCTCATGTCAACTTACCACTTCGAATTCGAGATTCCAGGATATCACAGTGATCGGACTGGTCAATCCTTCTGGGTATGCCGCAATGCAGTACACCCCTCGGACCGCCGCGTCTTTGGCGCAGTTAAGTTTCAACCGGCTCAATTTTGAGCCCGCTGTTTTTATTAATATTTTTTTCTCAGTGCCTTGCTGGCTGAATTTTGAGCCCACTGATTTTATTCAGCTTTTTGGCTCAAAATCTCGCCAGCTCAATTTTGAGTCCGCTGATTTTTATCAGCTTTTTGTTTCATCACGAGCTGATTTTCTCTGTCGTCTTTTGATTTCTGTTTTGGCAGCGGCAATCAAAAAACCAGCGATGCTTTCGTCTGATTCTTTCACTTTTTCAATCAATTCCAAATCTTCTAGGGGGAGCCTAACTGACACTTGCAGTGATTTATTATTCCTTCTACCCGTTGCCATTACTGAATCTCCGTGTTCTTGGTGGTGTTCAGTATGCCTGAGAAAATTCTCAAATCAAACATTGACGTGGTGTTCACCTGTTAATATATTGGTGGTGTTCACCTCATTTGAGTTAGTGACCAGAAACGACGAAGCCCGGCAGTGCGCTAACACTAACCGGGCCTCTTACCACAACGTAATCGAGGCTTACATTATGGCTGAACATCAGCATACCCAAACTCACCCTGAATTTACATACAATACTAAATTCTTCACTTGGCGATTCATGGCACTCAGCGCCACAGATAGCCACGTAATCCACATCACCGCCACCACAGAACGCGAAGCCCGAGAGCAATCACCGCAAGGTTGCGTAATGGTATTCGCTGGCCGTCTGCCTGCGGAGGTTCGCCATGCATAAACAAGAGATGAAACAGTACGCATACACTGCAGCGCAACTTAATTCACTTCTGGTGGTGCTGGTTGGTAGCGGTGATGGGGTGTCCAGCGTTGACCGTGAAAACTTAATTGAACTGGCAGAAAAGCTGTCAGGTCAGGTTGCCGCCTTTATGCTTGCCGAAAGCCACTTGCCGTAGGTGGAACATGCCTAAAGCAAACATCACATCTGTCGGTTCATCTCGTTTCAACACCGGAATGCAGGGTCTGCATCAAGCCTGTGCGTTACTGATTGCTCTTGAGCATGGCAGCACTGAGATGGAAGGAGACGACGTTACCGCCGCTATTGCTGGAATCAATAACATCGTTCGCGGCGTCAGCCAGGACATGGATCAGGCGATGCTGGAGGGTGCAAACAATGGCTGATATCTATCACGCACTGATTAAACACACCCTTGCGGAAGTTCCGACAGAATCACTTCAGGAATACGGCGACAACTGCCATAGCGCAGTTATGGCTATTAACTCGGCCCTTTCGCTGATTGGCAATTTAACGTTTGAAGCGAGCCAAAGCGAAGATTACCCGGACACCGATGCCAAGCGAGATTTGTTCCTGGTTGGTTCTGTACTGAGAAATTTACCGCGCATTGCCCAGGCGCTGGAACATAACAGCGGGCTTGTTGAGCATGAGATGAGAGTGCGCAATGCTCAGGCGGGGGCAAATCATGACTGATGTTGCTATCAACCTTGAGGAAATGTCGGACGCGCTATTTTCATGTGTCTATCGCTGGATGAATGGTCACTCACCAGACAGAAAGGAAACCAGTGCAGCTGCAGCGAGGCACAAAGATAAAACTGCACCTTACGGTGCGCTAGCCAGAAAGATGATGGCGATCACTCCAGGTGATGGCGTTACGTATGAATGGCTTTGTGAAAATGGATTCATACTGACCGACAAAGATAAGCAGCGTAAGAATCGCGTTGCGCTTGTCAGCAGTTTTATAGGGGATGGGGCGACTAAAGCTCTGCTGCGTGATTCTGACCGTATCAACCGCCTTTTCCCCATGACAAAAGCAGAAATTCAGTCACTCAGTAAGGAGAAACTTCAGGACGATCTCAAGCCTCGCATTGTTAGCCGAAAGGATGGTGTGTATTGGGTTGTGCCTAAAGTTGATAAAGAAAGTGGTGAAATCATCAACAATGAGACGTGGCTTTGCTCTCCTCTGGAGGTGGTTGGTTCAGGAAGTGATGGAGCAGAGCGTTATCTGGTGCTGCGCTGGCGTTCGCCGCGAGGCAATGAGCAGATTACCCGACCCATTCCAAGCGCTGATATTGGTGAGCGAGACGGCTGGCGCGCATTAAAGGCTGGCGGGGTTAACGTCACGACTAAGAGTTCATTCAGGGCTATCCTGGCTGACTGGCTACAGCAGAGCGGCGGCGGTAAAGAATGGATAATCAGCCAAACCACCGGATGGCATCACGGCGCTTACATCATGCCGGACGGTGAAGTGATCGGAGAACCTGAGACGCCAATCCTGTTTAATGGTCGCAGTGCTGCCGCATCTGGCTATGCAGTATCGGGAACGCCTGACAGCTGGAAGAAATCAGTATCACGTCTGGCATGCGGTAACCCGTCAATGATGCTGGGGGTTGCTGCCGCGCTCTCTGCGCCGCTAATTGGACTGGTGGGCGCTGATGGGTTCGGGGTTCACCTGTTCGAACAGTCGAGTGCCGGTAAGACAACCACGGCCAATATCGGCAGCAGCTTATGGGGGGAGCCTGATGCATTGCGTCTTACGTGGTACGGCACTGCATTGGGGATCGCCAACGAAGCTGAAGCGCACAATGACAGCCTGTTACCGCTTGATGAGATTGGACAGGGCAGCAGCGCTAAAGATGTGGCCACATCGGCATACACGCTTTTTAACGGCGCGGGAAAACTGCAGGGTGCTAAAGAGGGAGGCAACCGGGAGCTAAAACGCTGGCGCACAGTGGCGATCAGTACTGGTGAAATGGATATCGAGACGTTCCTCTCTGCAGGTGGGATAAGGGTTAAGGCAGGGCAGCTGGTTCGCCTTTTGAATATCCCAATGGAGAAGGCTTCAGTATTCCACGACTACCAGAACGGCAAGCAGCATGCCGATGCGCTGAAAGATGCTTATCAGGCCAATCACGGCGCAGCAGGTCGCGAGTGGGTTCGATATCTTGCTATCCACCAGCAGCAGGCTAAACAGGCCGTGCGAGATGCTCAGGAACGGTGGCGCGCTTTAATCCCGGCTGACTATGGTGAGCAGGTACACAGGGTGGGTGAGCGGTTCGCCATTCTGGAGGCTGCACTGGTAATGGGAGCGGACATAACCGGCTGGACCGAGCTACAAAGCCGTGACGCCATTCAGCACTGCTTTAATGCCTGGGTGAAAGAGTTTGGTACTGGCAACAAGGAGTACCAGCAGATCATCGAGCAGTGCGAGGCGTTTCTTAATGCTCATGGCCTGAGCCGATTTGCGCCATTGCCTTATAACCCATCAGAGATGCCTATTCGCGACCTGGCTGGCTACAGAGAGCGAGGGAAGCATGACGACTCGCCAATGGTGTTTTACACCTTCCCGGCTACGTTTGAGAAAGAGATGGCTCAGGGATTCAACGCTAAGCAGTTCGCTCGCGTTTTAGCTGAATCGGGAATGCTGACGCCGCCAGCTAGTGGCAGAGGCTATCAGCGTAAGTCACCGCGAATTGATGGCAGGCAGATTAATGTTTATGTCATGCAGTATCAGCAGGAGGCACAGGAAGAATAGTTACATGTGAGCATCTATTTTGTTGGTTCAGTTGGTTCACTGATATAGGTAAGTTATTAGTCATATGATTTTACTGATAATTTTATTTAAAAACTGAACCAACACTGAACCAACAAACAGCGATTTTGAACCAACAAACTGGCTATTTGAACCAACAGGATTTAAGCCGAGAAAAATTGCGGGTCGTACTGAACCAACATCAAAACACCATTTGTTGGTTCAAAACAGGCCTCTGTTGGTTCACTTTCTGAAAAATAATCCTTTTAAAACAATCATCTTTACAAATTGAACTAACTGAACCAACTGAACCAACAACGTTTTGTTTATATATACGAAAAAGTGAGGGCGTTATGAGTACTAACCTGACCAAGGACCAGATTTATTCTCAGGTGTTCATCAAAAAAATGGCAGAGCATCAGGATCACTTCGGCATGCCTGGCAGTAAGACTGATTTGCAGCTTATGCCACTGAGTGATTATCGTGACATGTCACAGCGTGATGCATTCTTCTATGTCGATCACAACGGTTTCCTTCGTCACCAGTTTTCCGGTGAGGTGATGGCATCGAATGCAGAACAGATTGATTGTCTGATTGAAGTGCTAAAAAAACTCAGTAATGAATGTTTATGAGCACTTAAAGACATAAAAAACTATCCTTTTTGTGTTTTCATGCTTTAAGTAGATTAATCTACTATTCAAATTAAGTATGTAAGGTGGTTATGCCATCAAAATCTAAGTAACTGTTACCAAATCGGTTATTATCATGTACATTCATTTGGCAATGATTTAAAATCACAACCCATCAAAACACTGTATGTTCATACAGTTTATCGTGAAGTGGTATGTGTACTTTGACTACAAAGGGGGCTTAAAATGGCTTATTCTGCAATCGCGGTTGCCAATGCCTTCATTGAGAGAGCAAAACAGTACGGTATCAGTGACCTGTCTCCAATGAAGTTGCAAAAATTGGTATACTTTGCACACGCTTGGCAGCTTGCACTAACTGGTAAACCTCTCTTCGATGAGCCGGTATGTGCTTGGCGCTACGGTCCAGTTGTACAATCTGTATACAACGCTTTTAAGGGCTATGGTTCTGGCAATATAATTACGCCAGCAGTGGCTTATGAGCACAGCCAAGGAGTGCCATTTCCTGTTATCCCCACTGTGAATGACAAGGAAGGGATTCAATTGATTGATGCCGTGATTAATACTTACGGTAATCAAAGCGCTATCTTTCTGTCTAACCTCACCCATCAGCCTGGCTCTGCGTGGGAAGTTACTAAAGACAAACATAATCATGGTCAAGTTAGCAGTTGGACTATTCCCAATAGCGTTATCGGGGAAACAACACGAAAGCAATTGGGGCTAAACGTTGGCTGAAAACTCCCATCTAAATAAACTAAATGAACAGCTTGAGCAAATAAAGTTACTTGCTCAAGCTGAGATTGAAAGCAAAATAAATGATGAGAATTTCACTAAAGAGAATGATTATACTTTAGAAGAAGAAACAACATTTAAAGAAAATGAAGACCCTTCAACATATCTCAAAAAGTACATCGAGTATGCCGAAGCATTGGACAATATAAAAACAAGAAGAAAAAACGGAAAAATTCTCAAGTGGAAGATTAAAAATCAAAAGCAAGATGTCAAAATGCGAAGGAGATATGCATCGAAAGCATATAAATTTGTATTTATGTGGTCTTGCTTTTTATTTTTGACGATCTTATTCGTTGGGTTTGGCGATCTACAGATCGAAGCCAATGACTTCAAATGGCATTCAAAATTCACTATTAGTGATCCTGTGCTTATCGCTTTGATTAGTGGTGTTACAGTCAACATTGTGGCTGTTTTCGTTATAGTTATCCGTAATCTTTTCCCAGTAACTAAAGTGGATTTAGAGGAAATGGAAAAGCTAGCGAAGAAAAGCGATGTAGGTACAGAAAAGAATAAAGACAAGAAAGGCAATGAACCTAGTAGTGATTAAAGTGTTTCTTTGTAAATTATTTGTTCAAGGTTGTTCACCCCTGTAAACCACTTATTGAAGGTGGTTTACACCTTCTCTTCAATGTATATCTTAATGAGTGGCACTCAGACGTGAGCCGCCACTGGCCGTTAAATCAAGCTGTAGCGAGTACAGCCTGAGAGATTCAGAAAAAGGTTTAACGGCCTCCCTTCCTTGTCGGTTTCACGTCTCAACCTACTTATGGCAACGAGAAACCACTCATGAAAAAACTGTTCGAACTGCGCCAGCAGAAGACCACCTTCAAGAACGAAATGCGCTCATTGATCTCCACTGCTGACGGAGAAAAACGCAGTCTGACCGATGAAGAAGGCAAAAAATTCGATGAGCTACGTGTTCAGGCTGATGCGCTTGAAATTGAAATTAGCCGCCTTGAAGCCGTTCAGGAAGAAGAACGTCATTTGCCTGGCACATCCACAACCGGCAAAAGTATCACTAACGACGAACTCCGAACTTATATCCTGACGGGTGACACCCGATCTCTTTCTACTCTGGTGTCGGAGTCTGGCGGCTATACCGTTATTCCTGAGCTGGATAAAGAGATCATGCGCCAGCTGCAGGATGACAGTGTGATGCGCTCAGTGGCTACAGTGCGCACTACCAAGAGCAATGAATACCTGAAGCTGGTATCTGTCGGTGGCGCAACGGTGAATCGCGGCACTGAAGGTGAAGAACGCACCGAAACCGCCACGCCTAAGCTGGAAGAAGTCAGCATTAAGCTGAACCCGGTCTATGCCTACCCTAAAACCACTCAAGAAATTCTCGACTTCTCAGAAGTGGATATTCTTGGCTGGCTCACCTCTGAAATCTCCGACACATTCAGCGCCACTGAAGAAGATGACTTCGTGAATGGCGATGGCGTGAAAAAAGCTAAAGGCTTCCTGAATTACCCACGTGCTGCGACTGGCGACAAAACCCGCCCGTTTGGCACGCTGGAAAAAGTGGAAACAGCAGCTGTGTCTGCTGATGGCTTGATCGATTTGCTCTACAAGCTGAAGTCTAAATACCGAAAAAATGCCGTCTGGCTGATGAACTCCAGTACTGCTGCAACCCTGCAGAAGCTGAAGAACGGCAACGGTGATTACATCTGGCGTGATCGTCTGGTCGCTGGTTCTCCTGACACACTGCTAGGCCGTCCGGTTCAGTACGTTGAAACAATGTCAGATGCTGAAGCTGGCGAAGCGTTCCTGGCTGTGGGTGACTTTAAGCGCGGTTACTTCATTGTCGATCACACCACTGGTGTGCGTACCCGCCCGGACAACATCACCGAACCCGGCTTCTACAAAGTTCACACTGACAAATATGTTGGTGGTGGCGTGGTGGACTCTAACGCGATCAAGGTGCTGGAACTGGCAGGCGCAGGCTCCTGATTCAGTAAATGAGGGGCTACGGCCCCTTTTCAGCCTTTGTGGAGCACATCAATGAAAACAAAAGAATTTGAAATCCGCACATCTGAAGTCACTGCCAACGATAAAAAGTTGGTGGGTTATGCCGTGCGCTGGAACAGTCTGTCAGAGGTCATTTGGGGTGAGTTTCAGGAGCAATTTTCACCTAACGCTTTCAGCGAAAGCCTCGCAACTGGCTCAGACGTGCGCGCCCTTTTCGAGCACAACCCGCTTAACCTTTTAGGCCGAACGACTTCACGCACGTTGCTGCTGGAAGAAGACAATATCGGGCTTCGTTTTGAATTAACGCCACCTGATACGCAGCTTGGCCGTGATGTTTTGACGCTGGTGGAGCGCGGTGATCTGTCAGGCATGAGCTTTGGTTTCAGAGCATTAAAAGATGGATGGGATACGCGCAAAGCTCCTTATCTGCGCACAGTGTCAGTCGCTGAATTGACCGAAATTACCGTCACCAGTATGCCTGCCTATTCTGAAAGCGCAGTTGAGGTAGCTCAGCGTTCTCTCTTTACTCAGCATCCCGAGTTGCGCCATGTGGCTGACAACCGCCGCCGCTGGGCTGAACTAGCGGGGCTCTGATATGTGGAACATCTGGCCTTTTGGCCGCAAAGCTGAACTCACCGAACAGCGCAGCATGACCATTGATGAGTTTATGGCGATGGCAGGGATTCCCAATACCGGCTCAGGAGAATATGTCTCTGCCGGAACAGCGGAATCTCTGCCGGCGGTCATGAATGCCATTTCAGTAATCAGTGAAGCCGTGGCAACCATGCCGTGCTTTCTCTATCAGGTTCGCCACGTAAACGGGCAGGAGGAAAGGGAGTGGCTGAGTAATCACGCCGTAGATTTCCTGCTTAACGAGCGCCCCAATGAAGTGCAGACCGCATACCAGTTTAAGCGCACGATGATGCGCCACTGCCTGCTGAACGGAAACGCCTATGCAGTAATTAAATGGGGGCGTGAGGGTCAGCCTGAATCACTCTACCCATATGCGCCGGGTTCGGTTGTTCCAGAGCGTATTGGTGATCGTAAATTCCGTTACACCATCACTGAGCCCTACAGCGGTGAGGTTAACGTTTATCTACAGGATGAAATTCTTCATCTTCGCTATGCATCTGATGACGGATTCCTAGGGCGTTCGCCAATCACTATTTGTCGTGAAGCACTGGGTCTGGGTCTGGCTCAGCAGCGCCATGGTTCCAGCGTCATGAAAAACGGGTTGATGGCCTCATCTGTCGTTAAAACTAACGAGTGGTTTGATGATGTTAAAGGGAAGAAAGCACTCGACGCATTGGATCGCTACAAAGGCGCTAAAAACGCGGGTAAAACACCCATTCTTGAAGGCGGGATGGAGTATGAACAATTAGGTATGAGCAATCAGGATGCAGAGTGGCTTGATTCTCGCCGGTTCTCCATAGAAGACATTGCCCGCATGTTTAACGTCTCGCCCATCTTCCTGCAGGACTATAGCAACAGCACTTACAGCAACTTTAGCGAAGCAAGCCGCGCCTTTGCCACGATGACCATGCGCCCATGGCTCACCAACTTTGAACAGCAGATTAAAGCGGCGCTAGTTGCCTCATCTTCAGTTCCCGGCGTTCGTTATCAGATTGAATTTGATACAGCTGACCTGCTACGAGGCACACCAAAAGAGCGCTACGAGAACTATCAGACTGGCATTAAAAACGGATTCCTGAGCCCTAACAATGCCCGGTTGCTGGAAGGTATGCCACCGCGTGAGGGTGGTGATGAATTTAGCCAGGCATGGAAACAGGAAGTGAAGGTCAGCAGCGGCAAAGGAGAGGCAGCAGATGAATGACTTGATCACGCTGGAAGAGGTGAAGTTGCACTGCCGCATTGATGACGATTATGAGGACTCACTGCTTGAGGCCTACATTGCCGCCGCTCTTGAGGTCTGTCAGAAGCACATCGGCAAACGCTTTGACAGCGAGCCGCCTGAGCAGGCGTTCAACGCGGCGCTTAAGGTGGGCTGCATGATGTATGTCTCACAGTTGTATGAGTACCGCGCCACCATCAGCGATGTTGAAGCCAAAGAGGTACCGTTCGCTATCTCATCGCTCTGGTCAGCTTATCGTGATCCGGGTATGTACTGATGCCGTGGCAACCATTACGCCGTTGCACAGAGCCTGGCTGCAATAAGCGCGTGAAGTCTGGCAAGTGCGAAGAGCACAAGCGAGTAGCGCAGCGAATGCAGGATGAGCGAAGAGGTGGACGCCGGGAGCGAGGTTATTCAGCAGCGTGGGAGAAGTACCGCCTGCAATTCCTTAAAGCCAATCCTCTGTGTGTCGAATGCCTCAAACAGGGCCTGTATGTGCCTGCAAAAGTTGTGGATCACATCATTCCGATTAATGGAGGCGATGACATCCTGTTTTGGCCTGACTGGAATCATCAGGGGCTGTGCCAGACACACCATAACCAGAAGACAGTACAGCAGGACCCCACGACCAAAGCTAACCGTAAGGCTGGTATGTATCGCGAGCAAGAAGAGCGAGCAACTAACCGCAACGACTGGATGCATGAGGCTAACCATGAATGAGAAAGACGTGACCAACCTGTATCGCTCACTGATGAACAGCCGTGAAAGCTTCATGCAGACCCGCAGCAGAACGCGTGAGCGCCTCGCTGAGCCACGCATGACGCCACGCGATCTAGAGCTCAGGGAATGCATGCGCAACCGCTGAAGGCCAGCGCAGAGGGGGTGGGGGTATATTTCAGGACAAAACCCCAAGGCCAAGGCACCACCCGCCCCCTCAAATTTTTACGCACGGTGATTTTTTTGAAAATAAAACGAGCAGGAAAATAAATTTTTTATGGCCAGACCTCCGAAACCGCCAGTCTATCTCGATGAGATTGCGGCCCTGCAATGGAAGGCAAAGGCTAAGCAGCTGGCAGAACGCGGAGACCTGACGCCAGCTGACTGGAACAGCTTAGAGCTTTACTGCGTGAACTACTCGATGTACCGCCGTGCGGTGGCAGACCTTGAGCGGCGCGGGTTCAGCATCACCAACAGTCAGGGTGGCGAGAGCCGTAACCCGGCGCTGAGTGCCAAAGCGGACGCAGAGAAAATCATGATCAAGATGTCTTCGCTGCTCGGGTTTGATCCGGTCAGTCGCCGCAAAACGCCTGTAGAAAATGATGAGGATGATGAGCTTGACCGCCTGGGATAACTACGCGAACGCCATAAAATCGGGCGAAATTGCCGCATGTAAACGGGTAAAACAGGCCGTCGAACGCTACTTTTCAGACCTGAATGACCCGCGTTACTGGTTCGATACCGCAACTGTTGAACGTTTTATAGCGTTCTCCCGGCTGTGTCCGCACGTCAAAGGGCCGCTGCGCGGCAAGCCAATAGAACTGGAGCCGTGGCAGCAGTTTGCCTTTGCATGCCTGCTGGGCTTCAAAGTGGTTGAAAACGGGCGCCGTAAATTTAAAAGCGCCTACATTCAGGTGCCGCGTAAGAATGCCAAATCCACTGTGGCCGCAATGCTCTCCAGCTGGTTTCTTGTGATGGAGGAAGGGCAGCAGGATATCTACACCGCCGCCGTGAGCCGCGATCAGGCCCGTATCGTTTTCGATGACGCGCGTCAGATGTGCCTGCTGTCAAAACCGCTGCGCAAGCGCCTGACCATCCAGCAGCACAAGATGATTTACGCCAAATCAAACAGCCTGCTTAAGCCTCTTGCCGCCAAAGCCGCCACGATTGAGGGAACAAACCCTAGCCTTGCCGTGGTGGATGAGTACCACCTTCACCCGGATAACGGTGTTTATTCAGCGCTTGAGCTGGGTATGGGCGCACGCCCCGAAGGCTTGCTGTTCGCCATTACCACCGCTGGCAGCAATATCATTTCAGCCTGCAAGCAGCACTATGACTACTGCTGCCAGATTCTGGCGGGTGAGGAAGTCAACGAATCGCAGTTCGCGCTGATTTACGAGCTGGACGACGAAGCGGAGATTGACGATCCGGCCATGTGGATAAAGGCCAATCCCAACCTGAATGTGTCAGTAGACGGTGCCGCGTTAGGCGACATTATTGCAAAGGCTCGGGGTATTCCTTCGCAGTGGGTAGAGATGCTCACTAAGCGTTTCAACATCTGGTGTCAGGGTGCCACGCCGTGGATGGGTGCAGGCTCATGGGATGCCTGCAAAGCTGATTACAGTGAATCTGACCTGAAAGGCATGAGCTGTTATGCGGGGCTGGACCTGTCATCTACCAGCGATATCTCCAGCGTCTGTTACACCTTCCCGTTAGGTAATGAGTTGCGCCTGCTGACGCGGCACTACCTGCCTGAAGCGCAGCTAAATAACGTTGCCAACAAAAACCGCAGCGTATACCGGCAGTGGGCCAAAGCGGGCTGGATTCGCACAACGCCCGGTGACTGCATCGACTATGACCGCATCCGGGACGACATTCTGCGTGATGCGGAAATGTTCGGTATTAGCCTGGTGGGCTTCGATACGTGGAACGCCACACATCTTCGAACTCAGTTACAGGGCGCAGGCCTTGATGTGGAGCCGTTCCAGCAGACGTATACCCGCTTTAATCCGGTAGCGAAGTCGCTTGAGGTATTCGTTAATCGTCAGGTGGTGCGCCATAACGGCGATCCGGTTCTCGCCTGGGCAATCAGTAATGTGGTGATGGAAAGTGACGCTAACGCCAACATCAAGCCCAATAAGAAGAAGTCAGCTAACAAGATAGACCCGGCAGTTGCCGCGCTGATGTCGTTCGGCACCTGGCAGGCAGAGCACGAAGATTTTGAGTTCAGCATGAGTGATAGTCATAAACAGCGCCTTGGCGCGTTCGACGGTATTTGAGAGGTATCAACTATGAAAGGTCCATTACAACTGGCACCGAATGAAGTAATGACAGAAATCCGTTTATATGGAGTTCTTGGGCAAACCTTCGGTAAAACACATCGCCGAATGGTTAGTTCAGCTAGAGAGGCAATTCGCGCACTTTGCATAACAATTCCCGGCTTTGAAAAGTTTCTAAATAATAGTCGTAAGCGCGGACTCACTTACTCTGTTTTTATTGGGGGTAAGAATGTGAATAAAGATGATTTCGAATACCCACATATTGGCAAAGAGATAAAAATTGCTCCGGTCATTGTTGGCAGCAAAAGAGCAGGTGCTCTGCAAACGATTTTGGGTGCGGTATTGGTTGTTGTTGGAGTAGTTGTAGGTGTTATGTCATCCGGTACGCTATCTACGGTCGGGTTTGGAGTGGCGAAGTTTGGTGCCGCACTGATGGTTGGCGGAATTGTTCAGATGCTTTCACCTCAACCAACAGGACTTGCTAGCAAGCAGAGCGCCGATAACCAAGCTTCCTATGCCTTCGGTAGCCCGACCAACACAGCGTCTCAAGGCTATCCAGTCCCGCTCTGCTACGGTCAACGACGCATCGGTGGTGCAATCATCTCCGCTGGTATCTACGTAGAGGATCAGATGTGATTAACGACCCAAGAGCATGGCCTGAAGGTACGTTGTTTTCCAAAACGGTAAACATACCGTCTCAGGGCGATCTGGTCGAAGTGGAGGTGACATATATTGTTCCTCCATTCGAAACCTTGGTCGAATTGCAAGAGAACCAGAATCCGGACAGGGTTTACCCACTTTTTCGCCAATTTATCGTTGATTGGGATTTAGAGAAAAGCCTGTCTGACTACATGCTGAAATGTTTTCTCAGTCAGGACATAAAGGTTTCTGAAATTATATTTGCCGCGTGGTGCGATCACATGAAAGAGCATATTGCAGCCCGACAACTTAATGTTATGCAGGCTCCAGCAACAATTAACTGAGGTATGTATGCACCAGAAAGAGATTGCTGAAGCGCTGGCAGTAGCCATGAAGCGAGACGGGCATGAGCTGGACGGTGCTGATCGCCTGATCATCCGCAATACGGTATCGGGCAGCATGGCGGCGCAGCGCAGGCGTGAGAATTATGCGCGTTCGGCTACGGTGTCATTTAATTGGATTAAACCTAAAACTCCAAGAGGAAAATAGGATTTTTTGGGGTATTAAATAATACCCCTAATTTTATAGGCTATTCTAAAATTTGGTCATCAGATTTAGAAAAATGAATTTGTATAATTTCATTGGTCCATGCCAAGGCTAAGCAAAGACCTGATTTTCTCACTCCCCATTTTCGCGACTCATCACCAGCATGAGCTGTGAAAATTCTATTAATTCTTTCTTCATACTCTTCTTCAAAATTCGAAGAGCTACTAAGCTGAATACTTAAATCAATATCTTCACCGCACGATTCTTTGATAAATCTTAATAGTCTTTTTTGTTCAATTGCTGCATGGATTTGGTCTATGGAAATTTTGTTATAATTTCCTGTATCAACAGCTTTGTTGAGTTGAATAATCAAGGATGTGAGATAAAGTGCATGCATTATTATTCCCTTTCAATTAACTTTTTTAACGTCCCACAGATTAGATTGAGAGCATAAAATGATCAACCTTGAGTGTGTGCCTATATCGATGTATTGCAGAGAAACTGGAGAAGGTAAAGATGTTGTTGAAAAAAGGTTGAGAAATGGCATTTGGCAAGAGGGTAATCAGGTGCTGAAAATTGCTGGAGTAAAAGAAAAGTGGATTGACCTTGTTGTGGTAGCTGAGTGGGCGCGGCAGGCGAAAAAAGTAAAAGAATATGAGCCAAACTGGGCTGCTTTGGACTGACTGGCCTCAACATTAGTTCGGGTGAGTTCGTATATGTTCAGCGTAATGTGCAGTCTATGGTGTAGTCTGTTTAACAAAAAAGGCGCAGTGATTTCTCACTAGCGCCTTTTTTATCAATAGCTTAAAAGAGCCTATTAGTTCATGCCGTATTTTTTCAGCTTCTTACGCAGGGTACCACGGTTGATACCCATCATCAGGGCTGCACGGGTCTGGTTGCCACGGGTGTACTGCATCACCATGTCCAACAGAGGCTGCTCGACTTCAGCCAATACCAGCTCATACAGATCACTAACGTCCTGACCATTTAGTTGAGCAAAATAGTTCTTCAGTGCCTGTTTCACCGAATCACGAAGTGGCTTTTGCGTCACCTGATCCTGTGAGTTAACGGTAGAAACGGTCAGTACATCAGAATTTACGCGTTGTTCGAACAT